GTCCTGAGTGCCTTACAGTAAGGTGTGAGACTAGGTTTCGCGCCTTCCCGCCCTTTGAGAAGGACCTATCAAAGTTCTTTGGTGAGCCTTCAAGCGTGAGAGCATACGCAGATGCCATGGATCCGAATACTGACCAGCCAAACTTACCCCCCGTCTCTAACGTGCATGATGTCCGGACCGACTCACGTATGTCTTGATAGGTGATCACAGATCTCGTGATCAGATCATACTGCATTTGGAGATCATTTGCACGTGTGTGATACGTGTCTTCCATATCCTCGGCTTCTGAATGCAGGGCTATGACACAGTCGGTGAAATGTTTCTCCACGTCAGCAAGATCAGTAGGCACCCAGACTTGCCAGTATGCCTCAAGCTGTGAAAATGCACGCGGGAGGTCTAGAATAGCGCATCGCGCCTTATACTTATCTCTCTCGTCCCACTGCCTAAGAGCCTTTAGAAGAGACTCGAAGTATACAATACACGCGACTGTCTTTGGGCCTTTAAACTTTTTGGCCATACTATGGAAGGGGGGGGCCGGTGCACTCAAGCAGGATGACAGATGCCTGCAGGTAATGAAGTTGGCACCTGACGCCCATGTTGAGGCCACAGCAGTCAGTGCTAGCTTCTGCCATGCCATGACCACAGAACCGTAATCAGCACCTGTTGCTCTAGATGTACCTAGCATGGAATACAGCGTGAGTTTCAAACGTCTTGGCAGCATACCTGCGAGCTCCATTTCCTGGGACCTCATCCTCTGCCTAGGCCACAGATATACTGGCACATCGTCCCTGGGGCTGATGTTCACACCCCCAGCAACATCAAAAGTTGATAGTGCAAACCAGTCTATCCTGTACCCCCTTGCATCTGTAATCGGGTCCCTTATCCTATAGTATGCAAGCACCTTCGCCTTATAGATCAGGCAAGGATTCCACATGTCAGGATGGCCTGGAGGGTTCTGGTCCACATGCCGCACAAGATCTGCGCGTATTTCAGCGAACTGGGCGATTGAACTCTGGCCGTAAGTTTCTGAGGCAAGCTCCCACAGGTCTGCCTCTGGGAAGCTCTCATTATGTTCATGCAGCGGACCACGATGCGCCAGACCCCCCACTCTGAGAAGATGGCTCTGTAGGTACCGGCATGTGGATGCGACCTCCTCGTAGCTGTACCTGCCATCAGCAGGAAAGTTCTTCATCAGTGCATCAGTGTTCCCAGACATGATTCTACCTGCCAACATCTCTGGTCCCATAGCCCTGGAGGGCATAATTATGTCCAGATCACCCACAGATAACGACACGGGCTCCGAAGGCATGCCAGTTATGTCTGTAAGTGGCAAGGGGGGGAAAGCATACCAGGCATGCTTCTCAAGACCTTCGATAGCATCGATGAGGATATCAGCCTTGACTCTGTAGCTAGTGCCTTCGGCAAACGGATCGATATCCATGGCATCCGAGACACTTTCAGCTATAACAGCATGGTAAGCCAGTTCTGAGAGTTTTGATACTGTGCGCTGAGACATCCTATCTACGATGTTTGAGATCTGGTACTGTATCCTTAGATCATCTGACAGGGTCTTGAGGTCAGGCTGCCCATACCATGATTGGTGCTCCACAGCCAGTGCGCAAGCTATCCCGCATGCAAAGGCTTCCTTCACTGCACCTGTTGTCGAATGAAGGAGAATGTATCCTAAATCATACTTGCTCAGAGCCACAACTGTGCGTTTTCCCTTAAATTTATACCAGATGCCAGCAGTGGTTGTGACATCAAAAGACAGGTAATCCAGGCTTCCAAAGAAGGAATTGACACGCAGATCATCATTTCCAATCTCCACTTCCACTATTGCACGAGGCATGGCTTTTTCTATCGCAGCTGCAAGTACGGCAGATACCATCTGGTGCAGGACATGACTGCCCGTTGCACAGGACAGACCTTCCCCAGCTACAGCTGCAAAGAGTTCAGATAGGGCCTTATGTGCAGGTCCAACATCAATAGGTATCATGATGTCAGAATTAAGTATATAGTTGTGGCTTCCTATATTATGCATCTCACCATTTTGCATCACAGCCATCACCAGCCCACCCTTGGGCCGACTATTAGATCGTGCTGACACATCCTCATCGGCATACAGGCTTGGCAAGGTTGATGATGTTGTGGACTCCAAGACAGCGTCTGACATTCTCACAAAGTCATCGTCTTCAAAATGGTCCTCAGGACCCAGCACAGCACCTTCAGGCAGGAATTCATCCAACAGAGGGCCCCACTTCCGGCCTGAGCGCAGACGGAAAGGTGTATGTGAACGGTATTTCTGTATCAAGATGCCAGTCACCGGCCCTTCGTGGCTCTGGACCAGAGGCGGGCGTGGAGGCATCAGCCCTGACTCTATGGCGACAGCCTGCACGGCTGGAGCTGGGTATTCCTCAATCACCAACCTATCGACTCCACGTCTGGCTGCAAGGTCGTCAAGACTGAATTTAGCAGCTAGACTCGCAATGGCATCTGTAGTGTCACCTATCTCAAGGTTACCCTGGTGGGATCCAAGGCCAGAGTCCATGAACCTCTGCTTTATGTGCTGCAGGTCCGCCTCTGTGTTTGCTGCAGCCTGCATGTTGATATACTGCACAGTGCCTGCAGCTCCGTCCACATCTCCCATAGGCCCGCAGTCTTCATCAAAGAGCTCAATCTCGTCGTCATCAAACCCAAGCTCATGCAGCTCGGCATGGATAACACGGAGATTGAGTATGTAATCATGTGAGCTATTCACAATCACCTGGCCTATGCGCAAGGGTGTTTCGTAAATGAACCCTCCACCTGGGTAGTATTCCTCATCCCCGAG